CTAACGCTAAACGCATCTTATATAACTATGACAATGTGTATAAGAGCGATACAGTCATTTTCTGCGAAGGTGAGATGGATTGCATCAGTTTATTTGAGAGTGGCATAACGAACAGCACAACGCTTCCTGATGGCGCACCAAAAGAAGCCAAGTTTGACCCCAATGATGCTAGGTTCAAAGCGCTAGACAATTCACCTCTTGTTGCCAAGAACATAATTATATTTACTGACAATGACACAGCAGGTAGATCGTTACACAAAGAACTGCTACACAGGTTCGGTAAAGATCGTTGTTGGTATGTCAAGTGTCCTGAAGGATGCAAAGATGCCAATGAAGTTTTGATGAAACACGGTGCAACCAAACTCAAGGAACTTATAGACAATGCTATACCCTATCCTATCAACGGCTTGTACAAAGGTCATGACTACTTTGATCAACTGATTGATCTGTATGAGGGGAACTATGAGAAGCCTGTAGAGATCGGCATGGGTTCACTGGATGACATTTACAAGATCATGACTGGTACTTTCCATGTGATTACTGGTATACCCAATCATGGTAAGTCTTTAATACTTGATCAGATACTTCTGAACCTAGCAAAGAATCAGGGTTGGAAGTTTGCAATCTTTTCTCCTGAACACTCAACGAGTATGCACATCAGAAGGATGACACAGATGTATTGTCAGAAAGCATTTGATGAGGGCTTCGGTAATCGCATGAGCAGATCAGAGTTGGTAGAAGCTATGGGCTTTATTGATAAACACTTCTTCTTTATTGAATCTAAAGATGCCGTACCTGAGATAGACCTAATCATAGACATAGCAAAATCCAGTGTTTACAAACACGGAGTCAATGGGATAGTCATAGACCCATACAATGAGGTCAGTGCAAAACGAGAAGGCAATCAGCGTGAGGATGAACACATAAGAGATTTTATCTCTAGCTGTAAGCGCTTTGCTAGAAACTACGAGGTCACTATGTGGGTGGTTGCCCATCCAACAAAGCTACCTAAGTCTCAAGATGGTTCTTACCTGCCACCTTCTGCCTACGATATAAGTGGAGCTGCACATTGGCACAACCAGTCTGATGCAGTCCTAACGATTCACAGAGACTTTGATGACAACTCCACTAGCGTAATTACACGCAAGATAAGAGAACAGGACTTATACGGTAAGATCGGACAGGTTAAGTTCTTCTATGATATGGACAAACGAATCTTTATAGAAAGAAATTACGAGATAGACGATTGGAGTCTATAAGTAAAAGTCGTTGGGTGATACTACGCCTTTGGTAAAACTATGAATAACTCCCATCTCTTTTTTTCTAGGTATGCGAACACCAATGATGTATTTAGCAAGACCGCCCTGAGAAAATCTATGTCCTGTTTCTTCATGCACAGCTTCTATAAATTTATTTTGAGTGTAGTTGTTCTCTTGCAAAAAATCTTTCAGCTTCATTGGTTGTCTCCTAATATTAAATTAAGGGTTGTGGTAAACCCAATATGTGATTATAATTCCATTTCGTATTTAATGAAAGCATAAATTGAGGTATTTAACAGATGAAAAATAATCCATTTGAACAGTTTGAGATTGAACACTTATCAGCCAGTTCTATAAACCTATTCATACAAAACCCACCACTGTTTATTGTTCGGTACTTAGCCAAACATAAGTCACCTACTAACCCTGCCATGTTAAGAGGTACGGTCATAGACCATGCCATAGGCAACAAGACATCCATAGAAGATGCACAGGCTGAGTTCAAATCGCTTATGAGCTACGAACAGAGTCAAGGCGTGGTGTTTGATCAAGAGAAAGCAGACACAGAGTACAACAACATAGAGAAGTATCTATCTATAGGATTGCCTTTCTATAAACACTTAGGCGAGCCTGTTAGCTATCAAAAGAAAGTAGAGATAGATGTAGGGCTACCAGTATCAGTTATAGGGTACACAGATTTAGAGTATGAGGATTGCATCAGAGACATAAAAACCTCTGCAAAGAAACCACCTGCATTACTCCCACCAGTTCAAAGGCAACTAGCAATTTATGCTACTGCGTTAGAAAAAGATCATGCGTATGCTGATTATATCTATGTGACTAAGACCAAATCAGAGGTCATCACATTTGAGATAGACGACATAAGCATGAGATTAGATGAGGTGTATAGGGCTTCGTTAGCAATAATGAACCTTCTACAGAATAATGATGTTAACTCTTTGGTTGACCAGTTCTATCCTGACCTATCCCACTGGATGTGGTCAGACTCAGATATACAGGTTGCTAAAGAACTATGGAGAATAAAATGAGTGATAAATTGATTGAATCAATAAATGAAATAGCTAACCTTGCTGATAGCGATAAAACCAATATCAAAGGTAAGCTCTACACAACCGTAGACAAACGGTTGCAAACCTTTAGAAAACATTTTGGTAGTAATGCCAATGTGCAGACTAAGATTATCCACAATGACTTAGAAAGAGTGGTTGTACAAGCCACTGTAAGCGTTTATGTGGACGGCACATGGCGTGAGATAGGTAATGACTATGCTGAAGAATTTAGATCGCAGGGCATGGTTAACAAGACTTCTGCTCTTGAGAACTGCTGTACCAGTGCAATAGGTCGTGCTTTGGCTTGCTGTGGTCTCGGTGGTGGCGAGTATGCAAGTGGGTTTGAGGTAGACAATGCCATAAACAACAAACAACCTGCACCTGATCTTAAAGAATCTTTGGTTCTTAAGAATGCAAAAGGTCATCCATACGCAACCTTTCCTGACACTCATGCTTTTATAGGTGGCTTGCGTAAGGTTTTAGCTAATCCTGAAGATCAAGAGTGCATAGATGTATTTAAAGCTAACTCAAGTGAGATAGAACGCATCTACAATGATTTGCCTGAGAATGATAGAGACTTACAGGCGTTTGAGAAGCTAATTGATATTTACTCTAAGAAAGTTGTATGAGTAAGCTGACATTAGATGATTGTGTCTATTTCTGTATGCGTGACGGCAGATATTGGACATTTTGGGAGCTACAAGATGCTATCAAGCAGAAAACAGGACAGTTTTACGGAGAGCCGTCTATTTCTGCTTCTATACGCAACTTGAGGAAAGACCCTGCTAGACTTAAATATAAACTTCCTGCCTTTGGAGAAGTTATAGAAAAGAAACGCAGGACAAGTGGTAAGGGGTTTAAATATAAATTAATAGGAGAAAAAAATGGATGATAAGCAATATGATAAAGAGCTAAAAGGTTTTCTTTGGCATGAGACTGGTTCTACTGTGATACGCAAAGGAACTATGCAAATAAATGGCGAGGAGATTTATTCTGCAATTGTTAAAACAAAAGTTAAGGGCGAAGATAAGTACGAGCTTATGGTTTCCGCAGGTTTGTTGCATCTTAACGAGGAAAAGAAATCTGAAAGAAGTCCTGATATTGGTGGTCCAATCACTTGGAACAATGTCCAGTACAAGTTTGGTGGTTGGAAAAAAGTATCAGATAAAGGCAATGAATACACTGCTGTTAGTCTTAGAGTAAAGGATGATGAAGAAACTGTTGCTCATAAAACTGAGGTAGAAGAAGCGCCTTTTTAACTTGCCTAGTAAAAGATACAAAGATGAGTCGCACCTTAAATGGATTAGGACATTGCCTTGCCTATTGTGTAAAGCAGGTTACTACTCCCACTCAAGAGAAGTGCAAGCGCATCATTTACTTAAACCCTATGACGGAGTGCGTGGCATGAGCTTAAAGGCTAATGATAGGAATGCTATACCTTTGTGTTTACATCATCATGCACAGCTTCATACGAAGTTTGGTGATGAGTATAAGTTCTTTACTAGTTATGGTTTGCCTGCTGACTTTGGACAAGTTTGGGCTAAAAGATTATGGGAAGAAAAACTTTGGAGAGATGATAGCCAAGAGGACAACGATTTACCCTTCTAAAATAAATGTATAAAGTTGTTGCATATATTCCGTAATGGGTTTAGAATTCTCTTATATTAAATGAAACGCTCACAGAGCAGGTATAAAATGACAATAACAACAAAACGACTAGAAAGTAAAATTTATCTTCTTAATGAAGTAACCGATCATCCAACAACAAGTTGGCAATCTCAAGGTCATCTTGAGATACCTAAAGCAAATAAAGGTCATTATTTTTTTCGTGAAGCACACGGTCTTTTTTACTTATGTCAAATAGCTAATGAAAAAGGTTTAGAAAAAGATACTCACCATATATTCTACGGCAAAACCAAGCGAGAACTCTATAAACAAATTGAAGCAATGATAGATGGTGTAAGAATTGGAAAAAATTGTGCAGATCGTTTACAAGGAGCAACATCATGAATATTCCGCACTATGAAATGCAAAGAAAAAATGTTCACATGATTGACACTAATTCTGATTTATCAGAACAAGAGCTTATCAACAAACTCTATGAATCTGATCTCATTGGTAGATTACCAGTAAAAGGTAAATACAGTGTTTATTGGGTAAAATGTTCTCGTAATGATTCTCGTATTTATGCAAGCAAAGATATACAACTAGAAGTATCAGGTAACAAAATATTTTTAGGTGCTAATGCAGATTTAGGAGTTTGGCATCTAGCACAAGAAATGATGGCTCTTTTTTACAAAGAGTTCCCATTCTCTAACCTTCGTGAAGTTCGTAACTACATATGTGGTGATATAGATTGGTCTTATGAAAACAAGGAATCAAATCCTAAAAAAATATTTCATGCAAAACAAATAAGAAAAAACCCTAAATATTACGGAGTAGAAGCATGAACACAGTCTATGATGTTTACCAGTTCTTTTACCATATCGGCAGGTATGGAGATCACAGAAGAATCGCAACTTTTAACAATGAAGCAGATGCTCAAAGACGAGTAGATCAAATATGGTCTACTGGTCAGACTGCTTCTATCAAACCTAGAGAGGTATAAGATGATAACTAAAGATAAAAAATTCAGTTTGCTCAACTATATGTGCGACATTGCATTTAACTTTTATGAAACAAACAACCTTGAGCATTTATGTGTAAGAGAGTCACAGTTAGTTGGAAACTACAATACTGAAGAACAATTAGAGTGGCTACAAAGATTTAGTGATGTTTGGGATAGAGTAGAAGAAAGAGAGGTAAACAAATGATAACTAAAGATCAACTAAGAGAACTAGACTCTTACATTCATGAGATTGATATGTGGGAACTGGTTAAGTTGTATAACAATGTCTTAACTGACATAAATAAATCAAGAATTGCCAATAAGCATTTAGGTCAAACGCCTGAGTCAGTGCTTATTGAATATTTACATTTAAAAATTACTGAGATGCGTGACGATTATCACAAGTCAAGGTTGGGTATATAAGGTGAAAGCTATGAATTTTGAAGAAAACAAAAAGAAAATAACTGGTAATGTCAATATTGTCTGTGATGCTGATTTGTGGAAAGACTTGCACGAACTACATAAAGAGTTTGGCATAAACAAATCTGACATTCTTAATAATTTTATTAATCATTTTTACAGCAACAAAGATGACTTAATTAAAGTTATTGCTCCGATTATTGAGGAGCAACTACAGAAAAGATTAAACGAGGTGCGTAAGCTGCAGGGTAAAGTTAAAGCTGTATCATCACCACCAATAAAAGAAGTTATTACTCAAATCAATAGAATGACCAGTGGTAACAGTCAAGGTGCTGAGTATCAGGGTAGTCATATAGGCACTCGTAAGAACCCTATAAATCTTAAGAGAACTAACTACAGCGTTGAGTTTACTGATCAAGGTATAAGTATGCTAAACGGCAAGAGAGATACTTGGGTACACGACACCGTGAGCAAAGGCTTGGCTATTAGATTTAAGAAGTTTGGCAAGGTTTACTACACTAGAGCCAAGAACTCTAAGGTAGGTAAAAACACTATTAGAGTTAAGATTGGAGATACCAGTGAGATGACTTTACAGGATGCAAGAAAGACTCATGCAAAAAACTTAGATTATATCTACACTGAAAATAAAAATCCTAACAAGCTATTTCCTAATATTAAACACACAAGAAATACAAAACACGCTGTTAAGTATGACCCTGCTCCAATAGAAGAAACAAAAGAGGATGCTAGAGATTGGAAAACATTTAGGACCTATACCATAGATGACCTTGATACTCTCGGCAAAATACTTTCTGAGGAAACAGGCATCATTCAAAACACTTTGACTAAGTTTAAAAACAAGCTCTCTGAGAATCTGCATCAGCAATGCTTAGATATGTTTAGAGATGGCATGACTATCTTTGATCTTAGAAAAAGATGTTTTAAATTAAAAGATACTAACAACCCTGAGTCTGCTCCTATCACTTATGAGATGTGCATATACAGATTGACCAAAGCTATATACCATTTTGGTACGCATGAAGAAAAACAATCATTTAATTTTTAAGGATTAATTATGAGTATTAATGACGAGTTTAAAGATATGTCACCTTTAGAACGCAAGGTGGCTAAGTTATCAATTAAGTATCACGCTGATCTAATGAGTATGCCTATACACGAGGTCAGAGATATTATCAGTGAAGAAGATTATGCAGACCTGTATGATTTTATGAAGAATGGTTGTAGGGAAAGGGTGTTGCACTAATGGACACATTTATAAACATAGTAGTAGGATTATTAGCACTTTATGGGGCTTGTGCTTTATTCTTAGTAATGGTTATATGGATTAAGGGGAAATTATGAACTATTTATTTTGGCTTATATTGCCAGTAGCAATTTGGTGCATGACTTGGATTATTATTGATTTTATAGTCAATGAGAATACAGCTAACGAGTTAGAGGATATTATGAACTGTAAGTGGGGTAAAGATAATGATTATTGATGCTTTTGTGTGGTTGTTATATCACAACCAACAAATAGGTTGGATTTGTTTATTGTTTATTATTTATAAAATTTTAAATAATAAAGAGGTAATAAAATGATAGTTCAAGGCATAGAGATACCTAAACATCTACAACATTTACCAAAACAAACAATTAGAAACCTTTTGTATTTATTTAGAGTAAGAACCTAATGAACTCATACTGTTACTCATGGCAAGCAGAATTAAGTGATGAACACTGCGAAGCTATCAAGGCTTTATACATAGAGGGCAAGCCTAAAGAAGCTGAGATAGGCAATGTTGCCAGTATTGATAAGAATGTTAGATCATCTAATATATTGCCATGTGAGTATGATTCTGAAAATGGTGCTTATCTTAATAGGATTATGAATCAATACATTACTATGGCTAATCGTGAGTGCTTTGGTGTTCAACTAAATGGCTTTCAAGAGTTTCAAATAGCCAAATATGGTGCAGGTGATTTTTATGACTTTCACATGGACTCTAATATCTTTGACCATGCATCACAGAGAAAACTAAGCATCACAGTGCAACTATCAGATAGCATTGACTATGTTGGTGGAGACTTTGAGTTCAGCAAAGACATGGGCAAGTTAGATAAGAAAAAGCTAAGAGAAAAAGGAACTATCCTAGTTTTTCCGTCTTTTCTTTACCACAGGGTTACTGAGGTAACTAAGGGCGAGAGATTTAGTCTTGTGGGTTGGTATGAGGGAAACGATTGGATTTAGTCTTGTAGAACTCCATAAGTTCTTCCCATTTGTAAAACTTCTGTGTCGTTGCTTCGTAATAATTGCCTTTGTTGATTGAATTTGGACATTTGCAATTCAATTTCTCTAAGTCGCAGTTTTGGCATACAGTCATAAGGTACACTAGGTTTTCTCTGAAGAATATTTAATATTAAGTCCTGACAAAGTACAGAGTCGGTTTTTTTCATCAATGCCTTTATCTGTGAGTTGAAAAGTATTATCAACTTTCTCTACAAAACCATGCCGTATGACATCCTCTAGCATCTCCTGTGGCGTTTCTTCCTTGAACATAACACTTAGTATTACCCCAAGCCTTTTGTTCTGTGTTTTGCTGAGAGCCATTTAGACATTTTCCCAATGTTTGCCCTCAAATAATAATGCTTCTGCTTCTCGTCTACGAATCAAACCATCATTTACTTGTCCGCTAACTTTGTTCCATCTTTTAATCTGATATGGAACACCCTCATAATCACCTTGATTTAAAACCTGCAACATAGTGCTACTTTGCAAGTTGCTTGGTCCTAAGTTAAATGTCCAAGAAGTAAGAGCATCAAACTGACATTGATTTAGAGGTATGGTAACTGCTTCTTCTACATACTTACCATATTCTTCTAGTTCATCTATAAGCATTATCTCTGCTTTCTCTTGCGACCATGTATCACCCTTTTGTACACCATGTGTTGAGCCATAGCCTATAGTCCATACACCTGCAGCACATTGATATGCTTCTAATTTGCAACCCTCAAACTTCTTGACTAAATCTATACCCTCTTGTGATATGTGCATATTATTCTCCCCAAGTTCCGTCATCTCTGACTTTTGCTTTTTTAGTTCCACCCCAGTATTCAACGGCA